AGACCATAGGTGGTAGCTACTTGAAACTTCAGCCACTCCTCTGCTTCATAGGTAAGAAAGGACTCATCAGCAAATCGGATGAGTGACTTACCAAAGTCAGTATCTTGAGGAGTTAAGCAGTGAGGTATTGGGTAAACCCTACCTCGATAGTCGAATGACCAAGGGATAAAGTACTGAGGCTTATCAATGAACTTACCAGCGATTTCCATCGTGGCAGTTGTCTTGATATGCATAGACTTCTCATATTTTTTCTTGGCATTCTGAGCATCAGCCGAATCCCTGCAGTATTGCTTCCGTGCCTCAGCATTGTCTTCAATGTCGGGTGGTGGCACAGGAAGCTCCCAATTAAGTAGAGCAGAGAATGGTTTAAATTTCTTTAATTGATAACCTTTCTCATCTAGCTGTTGAGCTACCGCATAGGTGAAGGGATTAACCCGATACGCGACCTTCTGAAGCTTGTTCAGGAAGTCGAGAACTGTATCCGGCTGTCTTAGTGTCGGGTTACCATGGCGTACCAAATCGTTACCACGCTGTACCTCATTCAGCAAGTAACCACCTGCTCTTTCATTGGTCCAGTCGTTAGGTTCAATGAGCATTGGCCAGCTCATTGGTGCATACATCTCAGCCTCATCCATTAGCTGTTTCTGTATCTCTAGGTAGGTAGGTGTAGGCGTAACAAGTGGAATGGATTTCCTACCAGGTTTCCAAGCTAGTTCCTTGGCGAACCACCCTGTCACATCACAGACAATTTCCAACAACCAACCACCTAGACGAGATCGGATTTCAGCAGACCAAGTCAACCAAGTGTGGTCATGTCTGTTCATCATCAGCCGAGCGATGCTCTGCTTCTGCTGTGTCCCTGTGGTGTTGAGCCAATACCTGCGCCTGATCCTGTTGAATAGATCAGGATCCTGCTCTTCATACCACCGGATCTGACACTCAGCTTCAACAGCGTGACCAATACCAATGGTCACATTCTGAACTGTGTTTGGTTCTTTCTTACCTTCTTTCTTCTTAGTGCTGAACACCAAGTCAAAGGTTCTCTTCAATGCAATATTAGCCAGGATATGAACCTGCTCCTCATCATTGAACTGTGACAGGTAGGTAGCGATGTCCTTGAAGTGCTTACCGTTCTGTCCCTTACTGATCTTCCAGAAGGTGTTGAGTATCTCAGCAGCTACGTGCTCTTGTGCCTCCCTGATGGAAGCTAAGCCGTAGACGCTATGGGATGCATACTCTTTCTCTTGAGATTTCCTCGTGTTCTTGTACAGGTTGTTGATGCCACATTGGATGGCATCTCGCTCCAGTTGAACCTGCTGCTCAATCTGAGCTGGTGTAGCCATAGACAATCTTCTTTGCTTTGTTTGCGTAGTTGTGTTGACAGAGCCACATCACATAAGTCCAAAGACTGTGTGGCACGTCCTCATACAGGTCACCTGACAATTTCGGGTGAGGTGTGTGCATCAGCGAGCTGACAATCTCATCGGAGAGATTTTCGAACCAATGCATGGCGCAAGTGATGTTGATGCGCCTCATGCGCTGGTTTCGTCGCTTCCTTGTTGCATCGTTTGCCATTAATTTTTGTAGCTAGAACCGAGAATTAGTTTTATTCATTAGTGTATCAGTTGAAATCAAAGAAAGGCCAAGGGTTCTGCCTTGACCTATCCACGGAAGAATCTAAAACGATCCTGAACCTGAAACTAGCGCGTCTACCAATTCCGCCACATCCGCAGGGCGATTTCAGCTGGCACATGTGACAGTTTTCTGCCGCCTGCTGAAGCGAAAAGGGTAGCAGAGCGCATGCGTTAGACGAGCTCAGATGAGCTGCAATGCATCTGTTCTGGCTTTGTCCGTGGTCTTTGCATAACGTAATGTTGTCTCGATTCGCCTATGACCCATGAGATCCATGAGTGTGCGGATCGGAACACCTGCCTCAGCACACCACGTAGCAAAGCTATGGCGTAGGCAGTGGAACACATAGGTGTCCTCTATACCAGCGAACCGTCTGACCTTGTTAAAGGCGCGTAGAAGCTGGTCTTTGTCGTGCCAGTCATCAAAGACACGCACAGCACCCGAGAGACCGTCGTACCGGCTTCTGAGTATGTGTGTGACCTTGTCATGAATAGGCACGGATCGGTAGTTACCTGCCTTGGTCTTCACATCAGGACGACCACCAACGTGGATGGTGTTGAGTGTCCAGTCGATGTCCTTGACCTTGAGCTTGAGTAACTCACCTTGTCGCATACCTGTGTATGCACCAACCATCAGGATGTCCGCAAGATCATCACGCTGGAAAATCTCCTTGCTGATGTTGAACATCTGATCAACCTGTTCCTTAGTGTAAAAGAGAGGTCGACCTTCAGACTCTTGGCGTCTCCTGAACTTTGGTGGTTGCTCAATTAGTCCATCAAATGCACAGTGATTTAGGCAGGTAGAGACAGCTGACACGATTCGATTAATCGTCGCATCCGTTTTGCCTTCCTCTTCAAGCTCGATGCAGACTTGGCCGATAACTGGTTGCGTGATCTTTTTAATCGGAAAGCTACTGCCTCTAAGTCTTGTGAAATGATGTGCATTAATGTGAGCAGTCTTTGCTCCGTTTCCATGCCTCCAAGAGTGTCGTGTTGATTTGGTGTACTCAAGGGCATCGCCCCAAGTTTTAATATCAGTCATAAAGAACTGAGCGGATGGATTTGATCAAGAGCTCACCCTTTTTTGTGAGCTTAAGAGTTAGCCTCCTCCTGTTAGTTGGATCCTCCTCCCTGGTAATCAGACCTAAGCCAGGCTTACCAAGGCGGTGTTTGTCGGACAACCAAGCAGAATTACGTGAACCAGATGCAACAGAGATGTCCAGGTAATCCTCCATTGCCTGCTTATGGCAGTTCTTGTGAGAGGCAATGTAAAGGAGACAGGACACAACCTGCGCAGGCATATCTCTATCCATCATGCGGATGAGATCGTGTGCCTTCAGCAGACGTTCTATCTGTGCATCCGTGCACTGGTTTCTGAGTGGGTCCATGCGTCCACTCTAACGAGAAGATCCCTATGTGGATCGATACATTAAAAAAATTGACAGGTTCGATACCAAACCAGAAGTCACCAAATGAAAGGATTGTCATAATATGAGTAGGACAGTTAGCCAGACACAAGATCAGATGGCATCAACTATCTTACCATCAGAGAGAACGATTCTCACGCTACCTTCTGATAAATACTGGCTATAGTCTTCTTGTGAAAGACTCTCAATCATCTCCTGTGTCAAACTCACTACCATTAAAGGAGCGGATGAGATGGATTTCTTCATTGTCAGCAATAGTGATTTCGTTAAGTGGGTCTTGCATTAATTTGTCCAGCTTCTTTGTTGCAGCTGAACCTCTTTCATAAACAAACTCTGAGACCTTGCCTGTGTCAGAGCGTTGAACCCTAATCACACAACAAACAGAATCAGGTAATTCCCATGAACAAACACGCCAGTCATGGAATTCCTCCCAAGAGAGAGACTTAAAGGCTTCTTCTGGTGCGTCCTTATACTTCTTCCAATTGTTGGGAAGATATGGTTTCTTTGAAGTCATAAACAGGTTCTACATCAATGAGAAAATCGTTTGTGTCCCTGGACAATGTGAGACCTTGCCATGCAGCATCCTCAGCATCGGCGGCGTCAATTGTGTATGCGCCACTAGACAAATAGACTCGATAGTGCATCGTCGTACCGGATAATTAGTGATTAATTGTTGTCACCTAGAAGCAGAAGTCGTTAACGACCTTGGTAACTTGTGTATTACTCATTGCATATGCAGCAGTAAATGCTTCATACTCAATGTGTTGATGTGCCACAGGATAGCGTTGAACAATAGAAAGAATCCGATTGGTTGAATACTTACTAATAGTTGCCCAATCAAGGATGGCATTACCAGCGTTACACGCTTGTGCAACATGCATTGATTCATGGCGCAAAGTATCACCTAGCTCCTTGAAATCACCATCGTGGTTCTTTACACAAATCACCATCACATCTGTAGATGGGCGATAGTATCCGTAGACGTTATGCGTATCACAACGTGCGGTGTCATATAACACAGTGGTGCCAGTAGCACGTACTGTTTGCACTAATGGTTGTGAATCAAGCAAACGATAAACATCAACAGCTTGAGCAGGTGCAGCAGCACCAACGACACAAGCAAGGGAAGCAATTAGTTTTTTCAAGCATTAGATAGTTATTGTGCACGCTTTCGTTGAACACGTTGGGTTTATTGTCGGTAGCGTTCGACATATTCACTAATGGATTAGTTACTTGTTGGAATAGTAACGAGAGGTAATCCGATTAGCACGCTGCCAGATGATGGCAGTAGAGAACAATCCAACCATGCCAATGATGGCAAGGATGATGTTAGTTTCAGACCAAAGCATAATCAATAGTTAGGATCAACAGAACAAAGGATCTCATGAGCTTTGAGCTCTACATAACACCACACCAACCTATTCTTAAGTTGGCTGATATCTTCTACATCCTTGGCAAAGTAGGCAAAGCTACCTCCATCGCCACCAATGTTGTCATAGTACCAATCACTCAAGTAGTCTTGAATGAGATCATCATTGTCATCGAAATGCTTAACATTGTCTCGTGTATAAATGAAACCAGAGACACCAGCAGACATACCATGATTGACAATGTCCTTGAGCTCATCGATATCGAACTCAGTATCAAGAATGGTGTACATTTTGGAAAGAGTTTGTGTCATTGAGTCCTTGAAATAGAGTGGATTAATTGTTATTGAACGAGCGCACAAGCGTCGTACCGGATATAGTTATGGTTCGATATGCGCACACTTGTGTGTGCACTACTTGTGCGTCCATGGTGCTGACTAGAACGAGTGAAGCGAGTTCACTCCGCCAGCATGTTGTCACTTATGTGTTAGTGTATCAGTGAAGCCGCTTAAGTTAGCAAGCACATACTTAGTGGTAATACTATTCGATGTAAAGTGAACTCATCGGGTAGCGATCACGGTATTGATCACGGGCATGATCTGCTTCATCAAGTGATGAATAACATCCCAGCAATTGAGTGATATCCTCAACACCAGGTTCAGTGGCACGATACACCACACGACGCAATTCGTAGAGTTCAGTCATTAGAATAATAAGGAACAATAAGTGTTAGTAACTGTAATCAGCGGTAGCTAAATCAGCCGAGCACATACTTAGGAGTAGCCATGCGGTACTCACTACCAACACGCTGTTGCTTAAGCACAACGTTGATGAACTTACCCAAGCTACGTGCATCGTCAAGCATGAACTTGATGATGGCACGACGAGACACATTGGTGTAGCGATAGATGCTACCGTCCTTGTAAAGGACAGAGGCAGTACCATTCAGTGCATCAACGTGGATGCTATCAGCTGCAGTGGATGCAACGTAGTTGTCAGTCTGAGTGAAGATGGATTGAAAGAAAGAATTGAACATGTTTGTTAGTTGAATGTGTATAAGCAGTGATAAACACTGCAGAAAAGGAGCACGGTGATCGAATGTAATGAGATTACATCCGTGTGTCCGTGTATCCGTTAGTGCAATGGTTAGCGCTTGTTATTCATATGTTGCACATGACGTGGATCTGCTATTGGATCACGCTTGTATTCATCTGTATGTTTGTGTACATCTCGTGCTTGTTGCTGCCTAACAGCAGCCATACGTTGAACGAGTGATTGTCTAGTTCTCAAATGTTATACGCTAGTGGATTAGTTTGGGTATGTGTACCCAATGATGTGAGCTGGGCATTGCACCCAGCATGTGAGCTATGACTCAACACATACACATTGTCCCATGCTGTTGAGCACGAGAGTACGAGCAACACCATTCATATTGCAGTAATCTGCAGCAAGATCACATGCTTGTCTGAGGTTATGACTGATAGCCATAACATGCCAGATGTCATTGCGATTGCGTTGAATGATGGTGAATGTTTCAGTCATGAATTCGTTAGTGGATTGGTTTACCCAAAGGGTAAGTCCGTGGTCATCTAATGAGGATGCGAGCACAGCTGGCTGTGTCACGGATGGCATGAACAATTACACGTGTGCCTCCGTGGTGTGTGTCTTTCACACTCAACCCAGCATGGCAGTGAACTCTCGTCTGCATCCTTGGTTGTGTCATCGTGAGGTGGTGTGTCGTGCCTGGTTGTAACCCGGAACACACTCTCATCGAGAGTGACAAGCAAGGACAGTCACGCATCTGCTGTCATCACTTGGGTTGCGTCAACCTCACGCCTCTGTCAACTGGCGAAGTGCTCTCGCTTCAGCAGTCCAAGGACTGAGCCACCCATCACGGACTCAGTGTGTTCGCTTGGCAGAGACGGCGTTGCCTGATCGCCGCTTACTTCAGCATGAAGATCCTATCCCTTAGTGGATGGATCGTGGTGTCTCAGTGGTCAGTTGGTGGATTGGTTGGTTGGCAAGCCGAATCGGCAACCTCTCCTCTTCAGTTGTTTCTTGGTTGAAGGATCGAGACTCTCCTCACCCTTTCAGGGAGAGTCGAGATACTCAACCATTCAAAAGAAACTAACTGGTCTCAGCATATCATCGATCATTAGTGGTCAGTTCGATCAGTGTCATACTACCAACCAACAACCCAGTGATAGCAATGGTTATCAGCAATTCTTATCAATGGTATTAGTTCTTTCAATACATAGTATTGGTTCGGCGGACAGATCACTTCACATTCTGTGAGCGATACGGATTCGTATCACGTGATCAAACTACCGCGAGAGCCAGTGCTGAGCGCTAGATAGCACATCTAGCAGTACCCATACGGGTGAATCTGGCTCCCTGCTACTACGAATAGTGGCTTCAAAGATTTTTGTCAAAATTCTGCCACCTTTTCTCCATCAGACAACGGAAACAGGTGATCTGAGACACAGGAAAGGCAACATTACATGGAACATCCTTCCCACACATGTCACATTTTACCCATTTAACCTCATCATTAGGAGGATCAATCATAATTACATAACCATCTTAGTATTGTCATTTGGTTCATCATGTACTTCGGGACCAAAACCATGCTTAGCAATGTAGTTAAGATAACCATCATCAGCTTTATCTTCTTCTGACCCATACTGATTAACCATTTCATAACACCAATCTCTAATTTTATTAACAGAGGGAGTAAACCTAGCTACACCAAAGACTGCTCCTACTTGTTTAGGAGTAAAGACGAATCTAGCTGCATTCTTGTAGTAGACACGGAAGCTATTAGGACCTTCTCTAGTCCTCATGTATGTAACATTAGTATTATTAGTATTATCAGGGAAATGATATTCCATATGTTTAGGTGGTTGTGTTAAGTATTCACAGAATCATCATTCAGGGATGATCAGTAGTATCAGTACTCAGTACCCTGTTTGATTATTTGTGTCTTTTGGTTTTTGTTGTCTTATACAGAATGTCCATTCAGCGGACATTAGATAAGGGAGAGGTTGGTCTGTTAAGACCAAGTCTCTCCCACAGACGCGGAGGTCCACCCTTCCTCCGGCTGTCTTAGTGTCGGGTTAGAGCTAAACCCAGGTGGGTACTACCTTTTTACCTTTTAGTTGTCTAGCTCTTTTTCTTTGGTCTAGAGACATACCAAAAGCCATATGAGAGGCAGCTTGTTCAGGGTCATCTAACCAAGCATCAAGTTGGTCTTTCCACTCTTCTTGGTTTCTCAGTTTCATCTGTTCATGAGCTGAGATAGCCATAGCGTCTTGGAAGTACTTAACGCCTTGAGCTAGACAGTCTAATCTGTCGTCATGTTTAACTGCGCCTTTTTCACGGCACATACGACTCATTTGGTAGAAGAGCATGTAGAGGAGTCGTTCCTCTGGAGCTGCATCAGCGTTGGACTTATAATCCCAATCAATGACACCACGATCAACGACCAGCCTATGCTGATTAAGGACTGGTTCAAGAGCATCGATAATACGGTCTTCTTTTCTAACATTTGCACGTACCTCTTCAACGTCTATTGCTTGTTTGGTCTGTTGTAGATGCTTTTTAAAGAGTTCAGCGACGAGGCCATCTCCGAAGTTTGTTTCTACTACTAGTTTAGTTACGTTAAACTTTTTACAGCCTCTTAGAATGTCCAGGAGCGTGTTGTCTGAGTATCCATCCTTGTAAGCTCGCACTTCATGCAAGTACAGGAAACCATTTCGTTGGGAGAGATAAGCCGCTGCTGTCTCATCTGAGCCTCTACCCGATGGATCAATTGAGCAGATTGTCTCGGTGTAAGGCTCCCATGTCCCTTGCTGCTGCATTGGACTGTAGAAATAATCTCCAGGTAACCCGACAGTGGGAGCATCGCGAATGACATTGGCAGGGTCTGAGCACCACACGACATTGTCGGGAGCAAGCTTAGGGTTAACAGAGGTGACGATAAGGTCAGCCATCTTAAGTGGGAATTTCTCAGCATCTGAGAGGCTCGTGTCGAGCATGAACTGCAGCATGAAGTTGCTGCGTCCCATAGATGCTTCACGTTCAAGTAAGTCATCATTATCAAAGCGATCAGGGTCAGTTACATTCCATTCAGGGATGTTGTTATCGATATCTTCCTGTAATGCTGGAGCCAGTAGACCTTCATACTTAGTTGTGTCTCTTGGATAACGTGCTGGCCAAACAAATGGTCTGTAGTTACGTTCTGCAAGCTTCCGATAGATTGTGAAAGTCGTTTGCGGAGTGCCAAGGAACAAAATCCGTGAATCGTCTTTCGGAGTTAGGATAGATTCTGCCTCTGTACACAGTTGTAGGAGTTTTTCTCGCATTAACTCCGTCATACTGTTTCCTGGCACTTCTACATCGTCCAAGATCATTAGGTCTGCACGGGAGCCAGTAAGCTGACCCGTAATACCAACGCTCTTGACCGATGGAGCTTGGTGAGGAGAACAATTCACGTCGAAACTGATGCGACTCCATCTCGCTTCGTCTGATTTGGGTTGGAGATGCTTTAGCCATGGTGTTTCGATAATTAGTTTCTGAAGGAAGATGGACATATTGTCTGCACGTTCTTTCGATGCAGAAATAATCATGATCTTCTTCTCTGGGTTTTTAAAGAGAGTCCAGAGAACGAATGCTCCTGTAATCCAAGATTTACCAACTCCACGGAAGGCTTGGATCTGTAATCGTTTAGGACCGTGTTGTAAATAGTCAGCGATTGAGTATTGAGCTCTTGTAGGACTAGGTAAATCAAGCTGAGACCACAGTGCTTGTAGAAACAGCTTGAAATCGTCCTGCAAGGCTTGTAAAACGTCTTGCATATGTGTATGTACCTAAATGGTATTTAAGACCGTCTCCTGGGCCTTGTAGGTGTGTTAGAAGAGGCGTTGAAGTTACCACCTAATCGTTGACCGATTTGGGTAGATAAATTCATACCAACTTCATTAATTGCTTCTTCAGCAACTTCTTTAACTACACCACGGACTAAACCACCGGGTGCAAGGAGACCAAGCTTGGTAGGGATCTTGATTGGAGCACCTAGTCTGGGTTTAGGTCTTGGTTTACTGAGACCAGAAGCTTTAGTAGAAAAAGTCCTAGCTTTATCAATCAGAGAACCGACGTTTTGAACAGCTGTAGGAACTTCAGGTCGGTTGCTAGCTAGTTGAGCACGACGGGAGCGACGGTTCAATGAAGGTGAAATGTTTTTAGCTTCCATTTCCTTTAATCTGCTCTGCACAGCCTCACCTTCTTTGTGAGCTTGTCTGTGAGTACCTTTAGGACCTCTGGTTTCAGCTGAGACATTCTCTGCAGTATTACCTTGAGAAGTACCAGCACGTTGCATTCGGAGGTCATAACGACGCCTACTGCGCCTATCCATCTGTGCTTTGGCATTACCTGTCAGATAGACAGGAGTCTTGTGGTGGTGATCTTTACCAGCTGCTTTTGCTTCCTGCTTTGCCTTTTCATAGTCAGCAGTTTGCTTTTTACGATTTTTAACTCTAGGAGTTGAGACACGCTCATTACGAGCACGTCTGCTAACACCTAATCTAGTTTTTGAATCACGATTGCGGTCACGAGTGGAAGCTACTTCATCAGTACCACCTTGACCGCCAAATCTACGTTTAAGACGAGGATTGTTTCGATTCCGAATACGCCATACTTGACCATCTTCACGGGTATAGGTACCTTTTCCGTTGTCAATAGCTTCTTTTCGTCGTCGAAGATCCTCTTTAGAAAGAGGGTTTCGCATTAAAAAAGCCGGACCTGTTGGCCCGGCATGTATTCTTTAGTGGATTAATTAGCGACCACGACGGGCGCGAAGACGCATTGCACGCTTCTTAGCTGCGGTCATAGTTTCCTTATGGCTAGATCCTTTAGTGGATCGGTTAGCAGCATTAGCGGCTGCTTGACCCGTACGACCAGTACCAGGACGCTTCTTGCGAGGCTTCATGGTGACGTTCTTCAGCTTCGGGTTAGAAGGCATGGACTTGCCATAGGTGCCATCACCATTGCCTTTAGCTACAGGCTTCTTAGCTACAGGCTTCTTAGGAGCAGAAGCTTTAGCAGGAGTGGTCTTTTTAGCTGCAGTCTTCTTAGGAGCCATGACCTTAGGACCACTAGCATCCTCTTTCTTATTCTGTTTCAGGGTCTTGCCATATTCCTTACCGGATTTGACAGGACCTTTACCGCTAGTTTTAGCTCCGTAGCCTTTTTCAGTTTGGTACGAAGAGAGAAGAGACATCAGTCCCTTACGTTTTTTGTCAGCCATTGATGTAGTCGAGGATTTGTTGTTTACGATTAGGTTGGAAGCCGAAGCGAGCTAGCATCCAGTCTTCCCAGTTGTTACTTCCTTTACTCTGATTGCACGTAACGCAGGCGGGTACGCAGTTGCTTGAGATTGTTTCACCACCTCTAGAACGAGGATGGACATGGTCAATAGTAAGATCATTGTAATCATAAGTTTCTCCGCAATAAACACATGTACAGTCGAATGATTCTTTGATCGCTCGCCTCCAAAGACGAGTTGCTTCAGAGGATGTCATGGTTATTAAGTTTGCTATGTAGTGATCAGGGTTTGGAAGTAGAGGAGTCATTTCTTAGCGTTAACTTTACGTGCACCTTTAGCGCGGTTACTCTTTCGAGATACACACTTTAAGTTGCTGCGATTATTGTTTTTAGGGTTAGAGTCTTTGTGATCGACTTCCTTACCCTTGCCACATTTCATCGCACGTCTAGCTCTCGCTCGGTATTTATCTTCCTCTTTATGTGCACGACGGTAAGCGATTTTCTTCTCTCGTCTCTGTGCATATTCTTTTTTGTGGTTACGCTTTCGAGCCATACAATCTCCGTTGAACCAACTCAGGGTCCACTTTTGGAATAATGGTGGCTAGCTTGTCGAGTGGACTGCCATCAAGAGCAACACCACTGATGTCATTAGTTTTTAGCCAGTCACAGGCTGCTTTTAAGTCTTGAGTGGAAGCCTCACCCGACTTAATGCGAGCGAGGAATTCCTTAGTTACAAGATTATGCAGTTCATTAAACTGGTCTTCTGTGGCTTTCTTCTTCATAGATAATCGTAAGTAGTAGCCAAAGGACTTGGCCACTGAGTAAGTGCTGCAGGGTTAACTGAATACACTTCAGTTTCTTGGTTGTACAGCTGTGTAGGAGCCTTCATAAGAGCTTCTAGCTCCTGTACCGTAGTGCAAGCATCAATCTCAGCACAACGAGCATCAGCAGCTGCACGGTAAGCAGCACGGAAGTCAGAGATACTGACAGGTACTGAAGCAGCTACAACACCAAGTTCAGTAGAGCGGATTACATACCAATCTGTTTTACGCAGTGTTTGGTGTGCAGTACGTTTCTGTTCAAGTTTGAAGTTAAGTTTAAGTTCAGCCAGGTTACGTTGAGTAGAACTAAAAGCACCAACTGCATCAGGTCCAGACACAACATAGTATTTGTCGTCAGGACGCTGTTGCACGATGACTTGGGTAAATCCCAACTCCATGAACTTGGCATGAGTTGCTAAGGCTGTACCGTAGTAATAGCCTTCATATTCAAATGGAGTACCAATGCGGTACTTTTTGTTATTAGAGTCTGTGTAAAACATAGTTATCGTGCGTTAGCGGGTGCAGTGTTTTCACCACCGAATGGGTTCTCAGCGAATGCGGCATACACCTGCTGGGAATTAGGTTGGTTCACTTGATTGTCGCCATAAATCTTGAACCCGTTGCTAAGAATATCTATTTCTTGAATAGGTGAACTAGCGGCAGTTTCATCCTGTGTCAAATTTGGTTTTAGGACTTGGTTAGACGGATTGGCTACATCCCTTGTCGTGTCCCAAATAAACCAGTCCCATCCCTGGTTTGCTGACTTAATCAGAACAAAAGCAGGACGGAACCCGGTGTAAATAAAGGGACCAGAATCAGAACCATTTCCGTTGATCAAACCGAAGGCGCTAAATCCAGGGACTGAGTGCCAACAGTAGGCAATCATGTCATTATCATTGCCATTTGTATTTGCAGAACTGCCGAGATTTATCACACTAGCTGTTGGATTAGTGCCATTATTAAAAAACGGACCGCCTGTTGTTTCTTTCACCGAGTCAAGATTTAAATAAAGAGCTGTACCCCAAGAATCAATAGCGTCACCACCAACGGCCCAGTTGCTGCCGTTGTCTCTGTTTTTGAAAATTGCAAAATTAGGAGGGCTGCTTAATCCATGGCCGACAGTGGCATTGTCTCCAGTACCTGTATAAGAAACAATACTAAAGCCAGCAGCAGTGTTAGCTGAAACCTCAGAATCAATTGTGCCATCAGTATTAGCTACAGCAGCACCACCTGCACGCCAGCACCAGGCGACGTAGCTGTCATTTGCTTGATAACTTTCTGCGTCGGCTACTGAAAAGGTAAAACCATTTGTTGCAAAAGCAAAATTAGACCTAGTAGATTCGGCGTTAGTTCCATCAGGTCTAAGCGAGACAGTAGCACCTCTTACAGTGTCAAATAAAATATGATTTTGAGATCCATCTCTCATTTTAATCCAAACAAGATCTGGTTGACCACCAAAATCTAACTCACCATCTCCGTTGTTACCACCACTGCCATCAATAGTGATTGGGAAAGATGGACTTCCGGGAGCTGCGTAAGTTAATACACCAAAATGTTGATTACCCTTTTGAATCGTTGCTTCTGGCAGGTTCTGGGTTTGGAGATTATTGGTATCGTCTAGATCGTTAGGGCGATGCAGGAATGGCTGTTGTCCACCATTAAAGTGGACTTCATAATCTCCGGTTTGGCCGTTAATAATCAGGTGAAGAACACGGTTGCCGGTGTAGCCAGTGCCAGTTCCTTGCA